AACAAGCACAGGGAGAGCAGCTTAAACTTGATAAGTTAAAAGCACAAAACACGCTACTAGCCAAGCAATTAGAAATTGCTGCAAAAGACTTAGAACTGACCAGGAAAAGAAATGCTATCGATATAGCTTTTGAACTAGAAAGTGCTAGACTTGATTTGGTAGCAAAAGCGAATGAACTTGAAAATCTGAAATTAAAAGCTTATGAAGCACAAGATAAAGAGCTATTAAAATCTGCAAAAATAGGCAATGAAAACGCAAACATTCAAGATAGAATACTTAAAACTCAGCTTGAGATTAACAACGCTAGGGCAGCTGGTGCTGATGCTAGATCTGTTGCTGGCGCTGAGAGACAATTAGAGCGCTTACAGGCAGAAACTGTTACAACTCGCGATCAAATAATTGATAATGAATTAGCCCTTGAAGAGAAAAGAGCCGCCGCTAGGCAGAGAGAGTTAGACAGACAAGAAGCTTTAATTATCCAAGATAGAGATGATCAAATTAAGGCAAATAATAGAAGACTTAACCAATTACGCTACCAACTCCTGTTGGATAACCTAGCATCTGGTAGACAAAAAGACGCCTTACGACTTGAAAAAGATCTAGCTGATGATAGAAGAACAGCAGAGATAAATAGAATTAAAGAGACAGTGAAGGTTTTAGAATCCCAACGAAATGCTCTTACTCTTAACAAAGAAGAAGCCGCCATTAGAGGACAAGCTGCGTTAGATGACAAATTTGCGCAACTAGATATCATTGACAAGCGTTACGCATATTTAGAGCAAGAAATTCAAGCTAATAATAAGTTTATTGAAGCCGAGAACACTTACCTACGAGAACTGTCTAAGGTTGTAGAAATACTTACTGGAAAGCCTGTTACAGTAGAACAAATTGGAGAAGTATCGTTAGGACAAATTGGAACAGCACGTACATTAATTAAGAACCAACGAGAGGAACTTAATAAAGCTGCTGAAACTCAGTTAAGCTTAGCTACAACTGCTATTGATAAGCAAGCTGCGGGTCTAAATAAAGAAATTTCTTCATTAAATATAAAAGCTGGATCACTAATAACAATAGGGAAAAAAGAAGAAGAGATATTTGAGGCTAAAATTAAAGCTATTAATGAAGAAGACGCTAGAAACAAAAGAAGTATAGCTGAGCAAATAAGCACTATTAATCTTGAAAACCAAGCTATTAGAGAATCGACAATACTCAAACTTGAACAGCTCGGTATAGATAGGAAAGTAGCCGAAGACGCTGTTGAATTTGCTAGACAAAGAGCTGCTTTTGAAGCTTCTTACCAAAAAAGAGTTATTGATGCTGGTAAAGAGATAACAAAAACAATTGAAGGTGGGGTAGTTGATGGGCTTTTAGAAGTTAACAATGCTCTCATCGAAGGAACCTTTAATCTAAGAGATTTTGCTGACGGACTGCGCTCATTTGCTACAAACTTAATTAGAGAGATCCAACGCATCTTCTTTACTAAAACAATAGCTGAACCTGCTGCTGAATTTCTCGCTAAAGGATTTGCCTCTGGTTTTAGTGAAATTTTTGGCGCAAACTCGACTGGTGTAGATACTGGTCCTATCGGGTTTGAAGGCACTGATATGAGCGGAGCGGTTACCAGTGCCGCAGGTGGTTTAGTTCACATGGCTGCTGGCGGAATGCTTCGTGACCGAGTACCCGCACTGCTAGAACCTGGAGAGTTTGTAATGAAGCGTTCGGCTGCAAGCTCAATTGGACAACCCGCACTTAACAGAATGAATTCTACAGGTTCAACAGGCGGTAATGTCGTAGTTAATATTAACAATGAAGGAACCCCGCAAGAAGCTACTTCTTCCCAGCCTAGATTTGATGGAGAAAAATTTGTGATTGACATTGTAACTAGAGACCTTAGAAATAATGGTCCGATTCGTAAATCATTAAGAGGGAGCACCTAATGGCAACTTATCCTGATGATGCTACAGCGCCAGTATCTGCTTTTGGAGTTGTTTCAGATGTAGAGTTTTCTTCAACAGGTCCAAGTAGAACAGATTTTAATCTTGGAGCCACTGTTGCTCATAGAGGAGAGGTAGCTGCTTTTGTTGACGGTATTCTTCAACAAACTTCTTCATATGATCTCTCAAACTCAGGGCAAACTGTATCTTTTTTAGTCGCTCCTAATGCGTCAAATCTTACATTAAAAACTGTGTCTCTTCCTAGTCGTTTTAGACTTACTAGAACTTTTCCCGCTGTCAGAGCTGTAGATTTTTCTAATACAACTGCTACAGTTATTAATGGTAATTCTTTTGTTATAAACTCAAATACTGAATCTTTTGCTCTTCCTGAAGGAGTAAACGCAACAAACTCTGCTGACTTTATGGTTTATCTATCAGGTGTTTTTCAGAGTCCTGATTCCTATACTTTTCCGTCAATAGTCTATGGATCAAATGGTATAGATATAGGAGACAACGCAGCAGCAAAATTAATTGTAAACTTTAATTCTAACTTAACTGATGAAAGTCCTTCATCTCATACATTGACTGCTACAAGTGAGTCTTATCTTTTAGGTAGCTCTTTTAATTTTGAAGGTACAAACTTTATACGTGTGCCTTCAAGTTCTGATTTCGATATTCATACAAAAGATTTCACACATGATACAGAATTTAGACTGTCTACAGATGCTATCGGAGACGATCAAGCACTTTATGCACGTTTTCAAGATATAAGTAATTACTATATCTTAAAGTATACAGGTGCTAATTCAAATGTTGGTTTTTTAATTAATACAGCAGGAACTTTGACAGAGGTTTATGGAGGTAATGTAAATGCTTTGTCTAACTATCATGTAGCTGTTTCATATGACAGGAATGAGCAAAATTTAAGACTATATGTAAACAATGTAAAAGTAGCCCATACAGATTATTTAGCTGATCAGTCTGCTACCGGGCCTTTAGAGTTAGGTAATGCAAATGCTTTAGTTAGTACTCTTGATGCTACTGTTAATTTTTATAGATTTGCTGATTCTGCAAGATATCGTAGTGATAGTATTCAGCCAATAACTCCTACAGCTAATTATCAAGTGACACCTATATCAGCAGCTCCTTTAGGAGCAGTAGATAGCGCTGATTCCTTATCTATAAGAGTATTTGATTCTGAAGTAACTAGCTTAGATAGATTTAACTCAATGGCAGATAGAAAACCGGATAAAGGATTTAGTTCTCAACGTACTTTTGATACAATTACTTTTCAATCTCAAGCAGGTTATGAGAAACGTCGTTTGCGCTCTCGTAGATCAAAACGGGAATACGATTTAAGATACACTAATGTAACTGGTATTGAAAAGTTAGCGATTGAGAATTTCTACAATGCAAGAAGCGGAGAATTTGAGTCTTTTACATTTGACTTGACTCATTTGAATGAGACTGGTACAATAACTACAAGATTTAACGGTCCTCTTTCAATTAATCACGTACATTCTTCAGGCAGTGCCTTAACTGAGAATTTCTACACAGTATCCTTTAAGTTACAAGAGACATATGACTAATGACAGCTAGAAATTATGATGTAATTATCACAGTTGACGACGCTTCTGGATTTGAATCCACTAATGTTTTAATAGGTAACACTTCTGCAGCAACAGGGGTGATTGCTAATGTTGACTCTACTTTAAATACTTTAAAGGTTAAGCTTTCAAACGCAATACTTGAGTTTTCTAATCTTGAGGTTGTTCATTCAAATGTCATATCTATATCGGGAACTTCGAATGGTGAATTAAACTCAACATCTTTACCATTCCAAGCTAATGCTTATGCAGGAAATACCACAACTGCAATAGCTACTATTCAGTCTATAGCCCCAAGCGGTTTTATTGCAGAGAAAAATGCTTTTACGCAAAATCCTATTGTTAGATTGTTTGAGATATACTACCCAGGAGAATGGTACCCACCAAACTCTGCGGGTAATCCGACAGGAACAGGTGAAGGTAGGTCTTGGCCTGTTAACTTTCCTATCAGGTTTGCTGATGTGCGTGGTGATTTAATATCAGATTTAAATTATAACGTGATTCATCAAGGTGACTCCTACATACCCTTTCCCGCTGACATAACAAGTATTTCTCAATCAAATGATGGTAAAATCAACGAACTAACTCTTAATTTATTTAACTTAGATAATATTATTTCAGCAATAGTAGAAGATCCATTTATAGTTGGAAACAATCAATCTAATTCTTGCCAAGCTTTTGTAAATGGAGAGTTAGTGCACGGTATTGATCCTAGAACTATAAATGCTGATCCGTCTGATTTTGGTTCAGCCGGTACAGAAGGCTTTGACGTGTTAACTCGTGCTAGAGCTAATGGTCTAACCTATGATAGTTCGGTAGTCGGCATTTATGGAAAAGCTAATGCAGCATTTACAAGAGATGAGACCATTTCTGTAGGAGGTACGTGGGAAGAGAATAAACTTGATTCTCGTGATTTATTAGGAGGAGTTGTTTCTATTAAATCAACTTTTGCAAACTTTTTAGACGTGTGGCCAGAGTATAGCACAGCAAGATTTTTGACGTCGAATGTTGTAGAGGTGTATAATGCTATGCCTTACAGAGTAGGGGATAATGTTCGTAGCGAGAAAGGCACTGTTGAAGCTACTATTAACTCTATTGAAGAAAATAGATTATTATTTTTAAGTAATCCTTTAAACTCAAATACAGCGGTAGGAGATTCTATTTTTATAGTAAATGCGCAAGCTGACCCCGAGTCATATATTGAAGATATTTTTAAAATTGATCAATTAGAGTCTTTGAATGAGAGTGTTGCAACTTTTGGCTTAATATCTTGGCTGCAGTATTTTAGAAATCAAATTCCCTCACGAAAATATTATAAAAATACATGTCAATGGGTTTACAAAGGTGATGAATGTCAATATCCTGGTCCTGGAGGTCTTGCTATACCTAATACTAGCTTAGTCTCTAATAATAACCCAATCGCTGCAAATAACGAAACAGCAGCTTCTGCTGCTGGAGATGTATGTGGAAAGTCTTTGTTATCTTGCACGATTAGAAACAATCAAGTTCACTTTGGAGGATTTCCTGGAACAGGACGAACAATTCCTAAGCAATAGTGTTAAAGGTTGCATATTACCCTGGATACATATGTATGGGAGTCTTGCAGGAACTTTCTACAATTGTTGTCACGTAGAGTTTAATGCTTCGCGACCCGTAGTTTTAGGAAACTATACCCAAAAATTATCTGAAATCTGGAACGGAGATGAGGTAAAAAAGATCAGAAATGATTTTTTAAATAATAGTATTCCCCCAGAGTGTTACGAAGCTTGTTATCATGTTGAAGAAAAAGGTGGTATTAGTAATAGGCTACAGGTAAACAAGAGATTTTCTAATAAAGCCCATATTCAAAGCAAAACTGCTGAAGATGGATCAGTTAAAACTTACCCTAGTTATATTGATATAAGATTTGGTAATCTTTGCAATTTTAAATGTAGAACCTGTGGGCCTTATGCATCAAGTTCTTGGTATTCCGACTCTGAAAGTAAGCATTCAGGAATTTCAGATCATTACACTAATAATACTCAACTTTGGGATAGTTTGATTGACTTTTTACCTCACATTGAAGATGTATACTTTGCAGGAGGAGAACCTTTTGTTCAAGATGGGCATTACAAGTTACTTAACCTTCTTATAGAATCAGGATTTAGTAGTAATATATCTCTTCAATATAATACTAATTTAAGCTAT